CTCGTCGATATGATCCCGAAGATCTACGACACCGCCCGCGTGGCCCGCATCGTGGGCCTCGACGGCGAGGTTGGCATGGTCCGCATCAACCCGACGCAGCCGGAACCCGTGAAGGAGATCCGCGACGAAAACGGGCTGGTGATTGACAAGATCTACAACCCGTCGGTCGGCGTCTACGACGTCTGCGTGACCACCGGGCCGGGCTACATGACCAAGCGCCAGGAAGCCCTAGACGCCATGTCCATGCTGCTCCAGTCCAATCCGCAGCTTTGGACCGTCGCGGGCGACCTGTTTATCAAGAACATGGATTGGCCAGGCGCGCAGGAAATGGCCGCACGTTTTGCCAAGATTATCGACCCGAAGGTCATGGAAGGCGAAGACCAGTCGCCCGAGATGCAGATGGCCAAAATGCAGATCGAGGCGCTGACGAAGGAGCTGAACCAGGTCGTTGGGATGCTCCAGCGCGTTGAGCAATCCATCGAGGCTCAGGAAGTGCAGATCAAGGCCTATGACGCCGAGACGAAGCGCATTTCGGCCGTCCAGGCGGGCATGACGCCGGAGCAGATCCAAGACATCGTGATGGGCACCATTGCTGCGGCGATGGACACGGGTGACATTGTGGGCCGAGACACTTCGATGGAGCGCCAGATGCCCGTTATGGAGCCCGAAATGGGCGGTATGCCGCCTCAAATGCCCCCTGGAGGGCCGATGTGATGAGCAACTGCGCCGAGTTCATTGGAACGCTGTTTCTGGCCCGCGATACGGCCCATTCCGTCCATCTGAACACCCGCAGCTACTCCAAGCACAAGGCGCTGGGGAAGTTTTACAAGGGTGTTGTTGACCTGACGGACGAATTGGCCGAGGCATACCAGGGCCGGCACGGACTGATCGGGCCGATTGCTCTTATGTCGGCCAAAAAGACCAACAACATCGTCGAGTTCCTTGAGGACAACCTTAAGGACATCGAGGAAATGCGCTACAAAGTCATGGACAAGAGCGACACGGCGCTTCAGAACATCGTTGACGAAATTGTCGCGCTGTATCTCTCTACGCTGTATAAGCTCAAGTTCCTTGCTTAAGGACATCGCACCGATGGAACTGCTGAAGCCGCTGTCTAAGGCCGATTATCCGGCCCAAACCGCGTCCTATACCGGGACCGCGGGCAACACGACGGGCTGGAATGCGGGGCCGCAGGGCGTCGTCATTTGGTCTGACCAAGCTTGCTACGTCGAGGTGGGCGAGGGCGCTGTAGCTACGACGGCCAGCACGCCCATCCCTGCTCAGACCCCCATTCCCTTTGCAGTCCCGATCACCGTTAGTGGCGTCTGGCGCGTCAGCGCCCTTCGGGTGTCCACGGATGGCACGGTCTACTGCAAGCCGATCAACAAGGCTTAGGCCGTGGGGTTTGCCAGCGCGCTGCGGAACGGGCTTGCTATCGGGTTGGGTAGCATCGCCACGTTGTTTTCTGGCTACAGGCCGGACCAACCGCAGGGCAACCTTGGGACCGAAAACGGGGACAACCTTGTTCAAGAGAACGGCAGTCTGATTTTGGTGTAGTAGGGCTTTTTACGCAAGGTAGAACAGATGACCGTTAGCCTTTCCGCTCTTGCCGGGGCTGCACAGCAGTTTTTTGATGATAATGGCGTGCCATTGTCAGGCGGAAAACTCTACTCTTACGCTGCGGGCACAACGACTCCTTTAGCCACATACACCGATGACTCAGGCAGCACGCCACATTCTAATCCAATTATTTTGGATGCGGCTGGCCGCGTCCCCAGCGGAGTAATTTGGCTTCTCGACAATACTTTTTATAAGTTTTCCCTTTTTAAAAGCAACAACACGCTTATAGCAAATTGGGACGACATTAGTGGAATTAACGGCATTACGCCTTCCGCTTCTGACGTGTCTTTTCAATTTGACTACCCCGGTTCAGTCGCTACAACAGTTTCAGACCGTCTGTCTGAGGTTGTGTACGCTACTGATTTTGGCGTTGTTGCCGATGGTCTGACGGATGATAGCGCGGCGCTGGCTAACTTTTGGTCCGCGCTAAACGCCACTACGAAGACTGGTGTACTGCCCACGGGGGTAATCCGTTGCGCGGCGCCGGTTATTTGGGATATCTCTTTGACGTCGCGTGGCGGCGTAACCGTTCGTGGCCCGGCGCTAGGCGCTTGCACGATCGACGTGCGCGGCGCGCCTGCCACCGCCGACGGCAACGCGCAGTTTTTGCTTACCTGCTCTAGCGGGTCTGCGTTCTACAGCGTTTTCTCTGGCTTTACAGTGCTAGGGAACAATGCGTCCGGCCCCGCCGCTCGCCTTGGCAAAGCAAATTTGTCTGACGAGTTTAACGGCTTTATGTTTTCTAACATAGAGTTCAAAAATGAGGCCAGCGCAGCTAACGCAATCGCTTGCGAGGCAAACGGCCATTTTAACAATGATTTTCAAGCGGTAACCACAAACACCGGCGGCACCCGCGTAGCCGGTATCAGCCTAAAACTGACCAGAGTGGCTTTTTGCCGGTTTTTTGGTTCGTTTTCTGGCGCTGACGTTGGGCTGCAAGTGGACGGCACTTTTTCCTTCGCCAACGTGTTTAGCGGGCTAAACATCGAAGAAGTTAACCTTGCCGTCCGCTTTGCTGGCTCATCTAACAGCCGCAACACGTTTATCGGCGGAACTTTTGTCGCCAACACCTGCATTGATTTTCAATCTGGGTCCGGCGACCAAAACTTAATGCTAAACCCTAATTTGGCGCCATACGCCGGAGGAGCTATTTTTTCGGCAGTTCAAGGCGTTAGCATCGTTGGCAATGCTTCGGCGGCGATTAACACGCTGTTTTGCGGCGGTATTTCTATCGTGCGCCCCCCAAATGCAAACGCCGACGTTCTACTGGATGTTGGTTCAGCGGCGCGCGAGGCGCGTACCATATATCTGAGGAATAACTCTTTGCGGTGGGTTGTCCGAATGGACGCAACACCGGAAACGGGTAGCGATGTGGGGTCGCTTTTTGTTTTAGACCGGTACAACGACGCAGGTGTTTTTGTTGACTCGCCGTTTTACGTTGAAAGAAATACTGGCTGGACCGTAGCAACGGCTAAACTTTTGGGCGTTGGTTTTTTTGGCGCCGGTCCTCTTTCCACTCGGCCTACGGTCACCGGATCTACCGGTGGAAACGCGGCGCTACAGTCTTTGCTTGCCCAACTATCCAACCTTGGCCTAATCACCAACTCAACGACGTAACGCAAACCGGTAAAGGCTTTGGCAAATGGCTGACGTCAAAATCTCTGCCCTACCTGCCGCAACCACTCCGCTTGACGGCACGGAACTGGTGCCGATTGTGCAGGGCGGCGTTACCGAGAGGGTGACGGTTGCGGATATGACGGCCGGTCGCACGGTTGCCGCCAGTACGCTTAATGTGGACGCCAACACGTCTAGCGCCGCCGTTCGCATTACGCAGACCGGCGCTGGCAACGCTTTGCTGGTAGAAGATAGCGCAAACCCGGACTCTTCGCCGTTTGTGGTGAACACGGACGGCGCGGTAGGTATCGGTTCGACTGCTCTCACAGGCTACAGTCTTCGTGTCACTCGGCCTGTAGGGGGCGCAGTAACCGCCCGAGGCATTCTTAACCAGCCTACGTTCCAATCGGACACAACATCTACGGCAATAGTTTACGATAGTATCGCAACCACGGCTGCGGCTACTTTTACACTTCCGGTCCTTACTCACTATGGAACAAGCCAACAACCGCTTGGCGCCGGTTCTTCAGTAACAACGCAATACGGCTTTTTTTCTTCGGCTAATCTTGTTGGCGCGACAACCAATTATGCTTTTATTGCGTCTAATACGGCCGCAGTAGCCGCAGGCCGAACGGCGTTTGGTTTTTATTCCGCCATCAACGTCGCAACTGGTGGCGGCACAACATGGGCGTTTTACGCTGAAGGTACCGCGCCAAGTTTTTTTGCCGGCGACATGCGATTTGACAAGACCGTCACCGCCGCAGGTACGACTGGCGCGCAAACCATCAACAAAAATGCGGGTACGGTAAACTTCGCCGCCGCCGCGACCTCGTTGGTGGTGACCAACAGCCGCGTAAACGCGAACTCCATCATTATCGCTACGGTGGCGACCAATGACACCACTATGAAGTCTGTTGCCGCAGTTGCGGGCGCGGGGTCATTTACCCTGAACGCTGACGCCGCGGCTACGGCAGAAACCCGAGTTAACTGGTTGGTCATCAACTGACCGACCCGTTTAACCGTACTGGTGCGGTTCACCAGGGATCGTAAGGATCGAAAATGTCTACCGACGAGAGTAACACCCTAGCGGAAGTGACCGCGCCGGAACAGGCGACCACGGCGGTGCCTGCGTCTGACGTTTCTACGCCGGCTGAAACGCCGAACGAGGCGTCCAAGTCCTTCACACAGGAGGAACTGGACGCGATTGTCGGCAAGCGCCTTGCCCGCGAACAGCGGAAATGGGAGCGAGAGCAAGCCCAAAAACTGGCCGAGATGGAGGCGAAGCGGGCAATGCCCGTCAACCCTCCGGCACCTGACGACTTTGACAACGCTGCCAAGTACGCCGAGGCCCTAGCCGAGCAGAAAGCGCAGCAGTTGCTTCACCAGCGTGAGGCGGCCCAGCAGCAGGCTAAGGTGATCGAAGCCTACCATGAGAAAGAGGAAGCCGCTCGCGGCAAGTACGACGACTTTGAACAGGTCGCGTACAACCCGAGTCTTCCTGTGACTGATGTCATGGCCCAGACCATCCAGGCTTCCGACGTTGGCCCCGACATCATCTACTGGCTGGGGACCAATCCGAAGGAGTCTGCGCGTATCGCTAACCTGGCTCCGTTCATGCAGGCCAAGGAAATTGGCAGGATCGAGGCCAAGCTGGCCGCTGACCCGCCGGTTAAGAAGACGTCAACCGCCCCGGCTCCCATTGCTCCGGTGACGGCTCGCTCGACGTCCACGCCTGGCTACGACACGACGGACCCCCGTTCCGTCAAAAACATGTCTACGTCAGAGTGGATTGAGGCCGAGCGTCTGCGCCAGATCAAAAAGTGGGAAGCCACACGCAACCGCTAAGGATTCTTTGAGATGGCAAACTCGCTTCTTACTATCGACATGATCACCAGGAAGGCCCTGGAGATCCTCGAAAACAACCTCGTCCTTACCCGCAACGTCAACCGCCAGTACGACGACAGCTTCGCCGTCGAAGGCGCGAAGATCGGCTCCACCCTCCGCATCCGTCTGCCGGACCGCGCGCTGGTGACCGATGGCGCGGCCCTCCAGGTGCAGGACGACAACGAGCAGTTCACCACGCTGACGGTTTCCAGCCAGAAGCACATCGGTGTGAACTTCACGTCGGCCGAACTCACCATGCAGCTCGACGACTTCGCAGAGCGCGTGCTGAAGCCTCGTATTTCGCAGCTCGCGTCCAGCATCGACGCGGATGTGGCCAACGCCTACAAGTCGGTCTTCCAGTCGGTCGGCACGCCGGGCACCACGCCTGCGACGTCTCTGGTGCTGCTCCAGGGCCAGCAGAAGCTGAACGAGGCCGCCGCCGTCATGTCGCCGCGCTACGCGACCGTGAACCCGGCCGCCAACGCGGGCCTCGTCGAAGGCATGAAGGGCCTGTTCAACCCGACCGACACCATCAGCCGCCAGTTCAAGAACGGCATGATGGGCATGGGCGTGCTGGGCTACGACGAGATCAACATGTCTCAGTCGATCAAGCAGCACCAGACCGGCTCGCGCACCGGCGCGCACACGGTGACGACCACCGTGTCCACGCAGGGTCAGGCCACGCTGAACATCACCGGCACCGGCTCGCAGACGCTGGCCGCTGGCGATGTGTTCACGGTTGCTGGCGTGTTCGCGGTTAACCCGCAGACCCGCGAGTCCACCGGCTCCCTCCAGCAGTTCGTGGTGACGGAAGCCATTGCGGCGTCCGGCGGCGCGTACACCGCGGTTAAGATTGCCCCGGCGATCTTCACTTCGGTCAACGCGCTGGCGACCGTCGATAGCTTCCCGCAGTCGGGCGCGGTGGTTACGTTCCTCGGCGCTGCGTCCACGCAGTACCCGCAGAACCTGATCTACCACAAGGATGCCATCTCGTTCGCCACGGCCGACCTGCTGCTGCCGCAGGGCGTGGATATGGCTTCCCGCCAGGTCCACAACGGCATCTCGCTGCGTGTCGTGCGCCAGTACGACATCAACAACGACCGCCTGCCCTGCCGTATCGACGTCCTCTACGGCTTCAACACCATCCGCCCGCCCATGGCCGTGCGGCTCTGGGGCTAAGGCGCAGGAAAGGAGAATACGAACATGGCAATTCCGAATGGCGGCGGCGGTTACCAGGTCGGTGACGGCAACATCAACGAGCCCCTCATCGACACACTCCCCGATCCCGTCTCCGTCGCGTCGGCGGCGACGCTCACCGCGGCGCAGGTGCTGAACGGGCTGATCCTGGCGAACTCGGGCGTCAGCAGCGGGTCCGTGACCTACACGCTGCCGACGGTGGCGGATCTGGAAGCGGACCTGTTGAACTCGGACAAGGTTGGCACGTCGTTCACCTTCCGTCTGGTGAACCTCGGCACGTCCTCCGGCACGGCGATCATCGCCACCAACACCGGCTGGACGATCACGGGCTCGCTGACG